AAAAACCAACTGATGACCCCCAGTTTAAGTTTACCGAAAAGAGACATTCTTTTCACAAAAGATACGCATACGTAGTTGGATTTGATAATGGCTCAACAGACAAACTTGATGATGCTACATTAAAAAGTAATTCAAATGGTGCGTTATCAGCAGGAGCAACAGTAGAATTAATTATGGCTACTGATTACTTTAGTGCTGGTAATATTCAAAATATTAAAGGTCAATCTAACGGACAAATCAAAGTAGGAGATTCAGGTACAGCACCTGAGTGGATTATGAAAAATCAAATCCTTAAAGTTCCTATGTCTTCAGTAAGTGGTGGTGGAGCAGTTTCAGACTACTTACTTGTTAAGGTTGCTTCTGTTTCAGCTCAAACAGCAATTGACCTTTCAGCTAACGCTATGGGCGGAGACGCTACTGGTGAAATGAAAAAAGTAGTTGGTAAAGTTCTTAGAACTTCAGCAGCTGGCGAATTAGCAAGTTTTTCAGGAAACAAACCAGTTTTAGAAGTATACAACTTAGATGTAGCTGAAGCTTTAGAAGCTAAAAGAACTTATGTTGTAGGTACTTCTTACGGAGAAGGTTCTGGATTAGCTGATGAAAGCTTTAAAGATAACCCATATTCTACTGGATTTGGACAAACACAGATTTTTAGAACTGAGTTTGGTATGACAAATACAGCTAGAGCAACTGCTCTTAAATACGAACCAAATGAGTGGGCTAGAACATGGAAAGAAAAACTAATTGAACACAAGTGGGAAATTGAACACGCTGGTTTATTTAGTACTCAAGCATCACTAGATAGTGTACAACACACACAAGGTGCTGTTGACTATGTTCTTAACTATGGTAATATATTTGACTTATCATTAGCAACGAAAACAATTGATGATTTCTTGCAAGATATGTCACAATACCAAGACCCAAGATACAACCAAGACCAAGCTACAGTTTACATGTGTAGTACTGCGGTTTACACTTGGTTCCACAAAATTGGTGGATTCTTTAAGAACAACATTGGAATTGGTAACGTTGTAACTCAAAATGCAGCAGCCAGTGAAAATGTAGCAGCACATGGACTATTTAGTGCTGACCTAGCCGTTACAGGTAGAAAGAAAGTAATGGGACTAGATGTAACTGAAATCTCTACTGTTTATGGTAGCATGAACATCGCAAGATGTGTTGCTTTAGATAGTACTGATGTCAAGATTCTAGCGTTAAACATGAACAACGTAGCTTACAGACCACTAGTTGGTAATGGAGTTAATAGAGATACTGCGGTATACGTAGGAGTTCAAAATCTTGAAAACACAGGTGTTGACAAGAGAGTAGACATCATATTAACAGAAGCTGGTTTTGAATTTATGATGCCAGAATCACACGCTATTTGGAAATAATAGCTAAATTGTAGATGGTCCCCTGAGGTTCTTTACCTCCTTTCTCCCTTGGGGGATTCATCTGCGTTAGGATGCAACTATGAAATTGTGGGAAAAAGTTAACAATATTACTGGGAATAGCTCAAAAGCAAGATTTTTGATTGAGTATATTAATGCTGGTTCTAAATTTATTATGTCTTCATTACCTGAAAAATGGTTATGGACTATTGCTACTGAAACTGAAATAAGTGGATGGAATAGTACTGGAGCAAGTTTAGTAGGTTCTGGTTCTGATGTAGCATATGATAAAATACTAGCAGTCTATAGATATGAAGGTAGCAAACGTAGAATAGCTAAAGAAATATCAGACAAATTTATACATTCAACTGATGAAGCTGGTAGTCTTTCATTACCAACAAAAATGTTTCCAGTTTTTTATAAACTAAATGGCAAAATATTTATTAAGCCAGACCCAGATTATAATGCATCTTCTTCACAACAATCTTACACACCAGTAGGGGGTAGCTCTACAAACGTAGCAGCTTCAGGCGGAGATAAAGGAGTAGTAGTTTATTCAGCCCCCCCAATCATTGATGAAAATACCGAAAATTGGGTATTATCAGAATACGAAAATGTTGCATTACATTATGCAGCTTCTTTAGATATGCTAAGATTAGCTAGTGTATCTGATGCTGAAAAAATATTAGAAGGTGGATATGCTAGTGTAGATGCTACAAGTAAAACAAGTTTAAGTGCTATACATTGGTTAGAAGATGAAGACCCTGAAATGGCTAATGCAGTTATTCAAGTATCTCAGGGAGATTTAAGTTTAGCTAATCAAAGATTACAACAAGCGGTTGCATTTTATCAAAGAGCAGTTGCTGAACTACGTTCTATAACTGGAGCATTAGCGGTTCCTGAACAACAACAACAATCACAACGTAAAGAACAAGGAATGACTACATAATGAAAGTTTTAGAAGTAATGGAACGAGCAAATTCACGTGATACTAATTTAGTAATTGCGTATATTAAAGATGCAATATTAGAGATACAATCTAACAATGAGTTAGATACTGCGGTAAATAAACAAAACATTGTTGAAGATACAAGGGATTATTCACTGCCAGCAGGTATGATTGCATTAAAAAGTGTTAGTATATTAGATACTGAAGATGATAATAAATACAAAGCAATTAGAAGATTGCAACATGACCCATTAGTTACTGAGGATACAAACCCATGAGCTACGATACAAATAAAACATACGCATACATATATAGCGGTAAAAAAATTAGATTATATAAGATAGTACGTAGTGCTGGTAGAATTATTGATAATCAAGGTAGAGTAAGTGGTGGATTATTAGACGATATTATATATCCAGATGAAAATATTACAAATGGATTGCGTATTGAGTTTACAAAGATAATAGAACCTTTTGTTGTAGAGGACCCAGAAGCTACCTCTTCGCTAACAGAAGATACTAGTCCAAGTGAATCATCTCACTTGAATTTAAATAGAGTATTATCACTTGCTGTAGTATGTTACGTAAAAGCACAATTAGCTGAGCGTACTGGTAATATGCAATTAAAAGAATACTACATGAGAGAATTTTATAAAAAAATAGCAGATAATGAGAGTAATAAAAATAAAGTATTTATGGCAAGTCCAATAAAAACTTTTGCAGTTAAATAATAGGAGAAACACATGGCTAATTCAAAAGGCATAAATGATTATATGGTTCAAGAAAGTGTTGCACCATATGTAAGCGCAGTTGTAGCATCAACTAACGACCAAGATACATGTAGAGCAATATACGTAAAAGTTGCTGGTAATTACGATTTAACAGTAAACGGCGTAGCTGTAACATTTACAGGGTTGTTGGCTGGACATATATATCCAATTGCAGCAACTAAATCAAGTTCAGCAAATGTAATATTTTTATATTAGGAGAAAAAAATGATTTCAGCTAATCAATATCAAGATATAGAATTGCAACAAAATGCAGATTTTACTAATGTAATAACATTAGATAGTTCGCATACTATGACTAGCAATATGAAGTATGCAGCTGTTATTGTAAAAGATTATAACCATAGTTCATTTACTGGACCAGGTAAGAGTCAAGGTACTGATGGAACAGCAGCTTCTAATGATGTTTGGGCATCAGGAAGTCAAAATGAAGTACACTTTGATGTAGTTGCTGATAGGAGTGCTGGTACTATAACTCTTACATTACCAGCTGAAGCTATACAATATTTTGATGATAATTTTGAAGGTTATTGGGATTTAGTAGAAAAAGATGACCAAGCAGCAGATGCTTGGGTAAGGCACATACAAGGAGATGTAATAATTTCTAAAGGTGCAACTAAGTTAACACATACATTTACAGCATCGGTAGCATAATGGGTATAACAGCAAAAGTAACTACAAATCCAGAAGTAAAAACTTCTTTACAAAATAATAGTGTATCAAAAACTGTAGGAGTTCAAAGAACTAGTAAAGTTCAAGATAGTTTTAGTATTGATGCTAGTGAAATACCTGTAAGTTTAGATAATAGTACTGCAACTAATG